AGACGATCCTGGTCCTCAAGGGAGTAGGTCGCGGATGCGCGGGCAAGGCTCATCGTCCGCTCCCCGGCTTCACGTCAAACCGAATCCGGCCCATCTGGAAGTCAACGTCCGCGTCGCCCGTGTACGTCACCGCCACCTTGCGGGCCGAGAAGCGCAGATCGGTCTTGGCCGTGGCCGTCACAGCCGCAACCGTGGTGGCCGAGTTCATCGGATAGTCAGCGACCGAGAACGACACCGCGAGCGAGCCTAGAGTGGCCTCATCCGGAATGTAGGCGTGAACCTCCATCGTCCGGTCGCCCTCGCCAAGTTCAACCGGGCCTGACGTGGCGAATGGCTCGCGCGCATCTTTCAGGTTCCCGGTTTCGTGCGAATAGACATAGCCGTCATTTCCGACGAGCTGCGGGTCCGCCAGCGGCGCGCGGTCAATCCCGCAAAGCCGGGACAGAGCGCCGATCATCCATGTGTTTTCGCGGTAGTTGAACGCGACGTAGCGATCTACCTCAGTCGAACCCGACGACGGGTAGTGCCACCAAACCTCGCCCCAGAGCGAGTTGTGCCAGCCCGACACCTTGCTGATCTGCGTCCGGTTGATGTCCGAAAAGACGTAGTCCTTGACCTCGCAAGGCACCGCATCGACGTAGCCGTTGTAGCGCCAGAAATCGTTGACGCCGAACCAGAACACCTGCCCGTTAGCCGCCACGACCGGCGAGCCTTTCGAGGCCACGCCGCAGCCCGTCTCCAGCCGCTCAAACGAATAGACCAGCGGCAGGCCCACATAGGTCGCCCGATGCACGTCAACGTCCGTCCAGATCAGGTAAGCGCCCTGAATCCGACGACCGCATTGCAGCCCGCCGTTCGTCTGCAACCGCTTTCCGCCGGCCAGATTGGTCGAGGTCGGGGTCCAGTCGGTGTTGTCTTCCGCGTCGCACCAATCGACCGCGCGGGGGTCATCATTCGCTCCGAGGGCAAACATGATCCGCTCGTCGGTCACCAGCAGGGCGTTGGCCGTGGGAGCGCCGGAGATAGCCGCCGCGTCCGCAGCCGTACTCAACTGCCATTCGTAGATGACAGTCCCCATCGTGCCGACCAGGTACTCGCCCCAGGTATCGAGCGACCACACCGAGGCCGGGATGATGTTGGTCGAGGTCAGGCGCGGCGTTCCGTACAGCCCGTACCCGTAAACGCCCTCGCCATAGCCGCCACCGATTATCGCATCCGCGCGGCCCGAGACAAAGCCGGAAGGCGTGATGTCCGACACAGCGCCAGAGCGCGACACGGCATAAAGCCCCGTGTGCGTCCCTACGCCGGTCCAGACCGTGTTGGAGTTGGACAGCCACGAAATGATCGCGCGGGCCTTGCCGGACACAGTCGAGAGCGAGCGCGCAACCCAGCCGCCAATCGGGCCAGACGTGCCGCCATGCCAACGCCACAGGTCCGCGCTGTAGAACCGGCCTTGCGACTGGTAGTTCGTGCCCTGCCGGTAAACGCCCGGCGGAACCTCAAGCGCGATGAGGGCCATTAGAGCTTGATTACCGCCAGCGCAGCGACGTTGCGGGGCCGCGTTTCCGTGCCGCCCGTCGAAGCGGTGTCGTAGGACGAGATGGACTCGCCGCCACCCAAGGTGCCGGTCGTCGTCGCACCTTGGCCGCCCTCACTGGACGCAACAGGGGGCGACACCGAGTGAGTGTGCGCCTCAAGCTCATCGGCCTGCGCCGAACCGAGGCGGCGAGACGTGTCAACGCCCCGGCTGTCGTCCAGACCACGCAGGAACTCGCCTCGCGCGTCAGGCACCGTCAGCCGCTTGTTCGCGGCATAGTCAGCCGCAGCGTTAGCGCCACGGGTTGAGCCGGCCCCTGCTGAGGTCAGGATAGGCGAGTCCGTCGCGTTCAAATCCCACAGCAGGGCAAACAGCGCCGCCGTGTCAGCATTGGCGCGCGTCGCCCCGGAGGAGGCGTTGCCGACCGTTCCGCCGTTCATCTTGACCCAGCCAGCCGGAGCGGTCGAGTACAGGCCGAACTTGATGTCGCCGGTGTGGACGTAGTTGGTTTCGACAGCCGTGACGCGAAGATTGGTGGCGGTTAGGCCGGACTCTCCCGCGTTGGCCAGGGTCGCCAGTGCGTCCAGATCGACCTTGATCTTGGCCAGCGCGCCGACGTTGAGTTCCGTGCCCCACACGTCCGCATCAGCGCCAACCGTGGGGGTCGCGCCGTCATAGGTGATGGACACAGCCATTAGAACGACCTCGCGGTACGGGCATTGAGGGTGGACGGGTAGGCCGTGCGCTTGTCGTCTTCTTCGATGGCGCTCAGAGCCGCCGCATAAGCGTCGCGGATCACCTGACGCTCATCGTCGCGGAAGTAGATCAGGGCCTGCGAGAGAGCGCCGTACAGGTAGGCGTCGGGATGCTTCTTCAGCAGCCAGTTGCAGGCCATCCCGGTCCCCAACGACGGGAGGCGCTTACGGTAGCGCAGTCGGGTCTCGTACTCAGCGTCAGGGACGGGATCGAACACGAAGCGATCAGTGACGGTGTAGCGGGTCGGCTTGCCGGTGCCGAGCGCGCCGTCGAACTCTTCGGGCTTGGCGTATTCCAGGGGGTAGGCCGGCGAACCCTCAATGCGGAACGACCTCACGCCCGCGAAGTCACAGGGCAGACCCATATCCTCACCGGAGATCGTCATGGTGGCCGTCGCGGTCATCTCGCGCACGTCAAGCTCGCGGTTCATCTGGGCTTCAGCCAGCGCGATGAACTCAGCGGCCTTCGTGTCCACGCCGCTTAGACCCGCCTTGTTCAGCCAATCGGCCACGGCGGTCTTGAGGTTGGCGTAGGTGTCGAGGGCCATTGTCAGACGTTCCCCGGACGGGTGCGGAAGGCGAAGTTGTCAGGATCATTCAGCCAACGCTTCATCGCCACGGGATCGTCCGCGATGCCGCGCTTCTTGAGGTCCATCCAGATGTTCAGCGGGATCGAGGCGACCTTCGTGCGATGGTCGTAGCCGTCGCCCCACCTGTCCTTGCCGTTGGAAAACTGGCGCTGGTGAACCTTGTTCAGTTCGAGGATGCCGGTCACGTCCTGCGACGTGCGGATCGTGGACACCCCGGTCATTTCGTCGGTGTCGATGAACTGGCTAATGCCAGTCAGCCGGTCGTAATCGAGAAGGCGCTCGGACATTATGCCTCCATGAAAAAGGGGGCAGCCGAAGCCACCCCCTTCTCAGTCGTCAGTGGATCGAAACGGCCTTACGAAAGGTCGCGGACGACGGCCATCGCGGCCTCGTTCGTGACCTCCAGGCCGCACTCTTCGATCATGTGGTACTTGTGGCTGTCGCCGGTCTTGGCCAGCTCTTCCACGAAGTACGGACGCAGGACGCGCTTCTTGGCCTGCGACGGGTCGATCAGATAGGCCAGATCGGTCGGCATGAAGCGGTTGGGAACCACGTTCAGATTGCCGAAGTCGGACACATACACGTCCACGGCACCGATGATGGTGGCCTGCTGTGCGCCAGCGACGGCAGAGCGGATTTCCGCAATACCGGCGAAGGCCGAGGTCTCTTGCTTCTTGGCCGGGGAGACCATGAGCATCGAGACTTCGCCGCCCGAGTTGTACTGGAGCAGCAGCGCGGCCTTCAGGAGGGCTTCCGACCAAGCGCGGTCAGTGCCGTCCGTGCGGGCCGTCACGGGGACGCCGCCGGTGATGGTGTAGGCGGTGCCCGACGTGCCGTTGGTGTCGTTGGTGAACAGCCACGAATCCAGACCAGCGGTGACGCGGGCCGTGGTCGAGTTGCCGGCGACAGCGACGTTGCCCGAGGTGAACGCCTTCTCCTGGTCGCGCTTGATCTCCTTGCCGCGCTTGGCGGTTTGGTACGCGATTTCGGACTTGCGGCCCGCCTTCTTCACCCGTTCAGCCGTGCCCGAGATGGTGAACGACTTCTTGAAAATCTGGGTGTAGTTGACGTAGCGCGTGGTCGCCGTGACGGCCTGAGCGGCGGTGTCGTCGCCTTCGATTGCGGCGTTGGCAGCGGCCGCAGCGAGGCTGTCGGTCTGCCAGTCGAACTGCGTGTTGTCGCAGGACGCCTTGCCGATGTTCGACATGAACGGCGTGTCGGTCGGGCTGATGTTGGAGATGACATCCGAGAGGTCTTCACGGACGCCGATGAGGTCGTACTTGTCGAAAGTGTCAGCGGGTTGGGCCATTAGCCTAGCATCCTCAGAATAGCGGCTTCAGCGTCATTGACGGAGCCTGATTGACGGAGACGTTGTTTGGCGCGCTGGAGATCGAGGGCTTTGGACGGGGGGGCAGATGCCGCGCCGGGCTTTGCAACCCGCTTGGCTTCGACCGTTGACCGGACCTGGCCGCTCTTGGCCTTGAGGTCGCGGTAGGCCATCGCGTCCCGGAGAACGCGGACAGCCCTGTGGTCAAACACATCATCGAGTTCCGCATCCGTGTAGCCGATGGACTGGCCATACTCACGGAGCTTTTCGGTCTCGGCCTTTGCGGTGGCGGGGTCTTTCCACTCGGGCAGAACCGCGAGCAGTTTTTCCGCCTCCTGCGATGCGAGGGCTTCTCGCTCGCGGGCCTCTTCCTTCGCCTGCTCACCCTTGAGCCGGTCAGATTCCGCCGCCACGCCGCGCCGCTGTTCGGCCCACTGTTGATGCTGGAGCATCTGAGCGGACCATTCGGCGGGGTTGGTGAAGCGGAGGGATTGATCGACCCTCGGTTGGCTGGCGTCGATGATCTTCTGGACCGTTTGCAGTCCCGTCAGATACTCGTCACGCGCCGCCGCAATAGCCGCCATTTCCGCCTTGCTTTGCTCAGCGAGGGCTTGCGTCTTGCGGGTATAGTCCTGTTCTCGGGAGTAGCCTTTCAGGGCCTCCTCAAGCGTCACCTGGACCTCATCGCCCGCCACTTTGACGGTGTAGAGTTCCGGCTGCTCGTCGGCCTTGTCGGGGTCGTCCTGATCGTCGGACTGTTCGCCGGCCTCGGGGTCTTCGGATTGCTCCGCGTCGTCCTCGGTGGCGTTGGACGCTTCCGCGTCCTGCGTCTCGTCAGTCGCGCTGTCGGCAGGGCCTAGCAGACTTTCGATCCGTTCGGCGGCGTCAGCCACCGTCGCACCAGTGGCTTGCGCCGTGCTGGAGTCGTTCATGTAGTGCTCTTGGGGTGCGCCGCTGGCCTATGGCCGTCACGGCTGGTGGCCTATCGCTTGGCGGACTTGTCCAGCTTCGCGCGTAGGAACTTGGCGTCGTCCACATCCCGCTTCCACAGCGAGACAAGGGCGTCGATTGCGGCGACCTGAGCGTGCTGCTCGTCGCGAAGGGTAGGGGCCGAACGGGCGGCGTTGCGCCACTCAGCGATAATCCGCTCCGACATACGCCGAAGCCCGTCCATCACCCCGGCATTGTCAAGAAGGGCCTGTGCGTCGCGGCCACGGTCAAAGACCGCTTGCGCCTCGTCGTCAGTCAGCGGCAACGGACACCTTGCGGGGCTTGGCGGGGGCGTGAAGCGCCTCGTTGGGCACCCGCAGATGGGCCACAGCCTGCGTTCCGACGCGGGCGAACCGCACCACGCAGAAGCCGTCACAGACCTGGGTGACTTCACCCTCGGCCAGAACCTTGTCGCCTATGTTCATCCGGGCGCTCCACCCATTTCAGGACCGTTGATGTTCGTCCGGGCCTTCGCCGCCGCGTTCAACTGGTTCGCCTCGCTTTGGAGCGCGAACTCCATGTTCATCGTCCGCTCGCGAAGCCGGATTTCCGCGTCTGCGACCTCACGCTTGAGGCTGAGGTCAAGGCGATGCTTTTCGGCGTCGTTTGCCAGTTGCTGCTCATGACGCGCCTTGGTCAGTCGAAGGTCGGCAATCGCCTTGTCTTCCGCCAGTTGAGCGGCCTGAACCGCCCGTTCGCGCTCAAGCTCCAACCGGCCCTGCGCCTCAACCATTTTCGGATCGACCGGGGGCGGCTCTTGACCCTTCGCCGCCATCCGCTCTTGCGCCTCGGGGCTGTCCGGGTCCGTGAAGAACAGGCTTGGGTCTTTGAACCCGCCCGTTTCGATCAGCTTGGCCAGCGTGTTGAAATACTGCTTCGGCGTGACCAGCGGATTGTCCGGGCCGACCGTGCCGATGATGAGTTCCTGCTTGGCCAGCATCATTGACAGAAGCTGGACCTTCTCAGCGTTCGTGCCGCCACCGAGGCCCACGTTCGGGACCACATCCATGTTGACGCGCCACGCCCGAGGATCGACCTGGGTCCAGCTATTCCGCAGCTTCACCATGCGCGCCTTGCGCTGGTTCTCCACAGTCATCTTGAGCAGGCCACGGAACAGCCGGCGGACGCCAGAGGCCATCACCCGCGCGATCAGCTCGATGCGCTCCTGCGACCGGCTGAACTGCCCGTTAGCCGCCGTCGCCGTGGTGTTCTGCAATGCCTCCGCATCAAGGCCCATCGAGACCTTGGACATACCCGTGCGATTCTCGCGAAGCTCGTCCATGTAGGTGAGCATCGGGAAGGCTTCACGGCCCACAAACGGAGCCGCCGCGAAGTAGTAGGCCGAAGACGCATCACCCTCAGCCCGGAGGATCGCCCCGACCTCGGTGTTCATGGCGTCTTCCATGTTCCCGCCGCGACCGACCACGGTGCGGGGGAAGACGGATTGCGAAAGGCTGTCCAGCGAGGCGCGGAGAACCCGCGTCTTCACCTTCTGGATGTCGATCACCTTGTCAGCGACAGACTCCCCGAAGAACGCATGAGGCTCGGGGTCACACTGAAGATCAGCGAAGGGCCGCTCATCGACCGGATCGTTGCCCACGATCTTGAACGACGGCCCCAAGGTGCAGACCCGGCGAAGCTCGGCAATGCCGTCCCCGTCGAAGTCCACATTGATGTAGCTTTCGACGTACAGGACCAGCCGGGCGCTATCGTCCGACGAAACGCCCGCGAATGAATCCTGGTACGGTTGGCGCGCCAGCCGCTCGTCCGATGTATCCAGTTCCGACCCGTCCGACGAACACGACAGGACCAGTTCGCGGTCGTAGCCCATCGCCACCAGCTCAGAGACGCGCTTCTCGCTGCGGTGACCGACGTAACCCTCGTCATCGAGCGTCCGCATCCGCCGACCGATCAGAAGCTCATCCGGCGGCACAGCGGCGATGCGAACCCGGTCAACGCGCTTCTTGAGCCGCAGCGTGACGTTCAGGCCCTCGTCGTCCTGCGAGGTCTCAACGATCTCAGCCTCAACGCTCTTCTGGAGGTCTTCCAGAAGCTGCGTCAGGGCCATCTCATCGAGGCCGGTGTATTTCGTGGTCGTGACCGTAACGCTGTCGTCCCACCACCACTTGATGAAGCCGACTTTCTCACGCAGCGCGTTTTTGATCGCGGCGAGGAAGACCTCGAAGCCGTCGTTATCGACCGTCACGACGTAGTTGATGTAGTCGGTCGCCTGTTCGGCAGCCGCTACGTCCTCTTCGCTTTCCGGCGCGAACTCCACGACGTTCTCAGAGCCGAAGAACACCCGCATCAGGCTCGGCAGGATGGCGTTGATCGTGTCGTGAACGTCGCGGCTTACAACCGCCGACCGACCCTCTTCCTCGTCGCCGTAGGGCCGTCCGAAGTACCGATCAACCGCGCCGGCACGTTGCGGGCCGATGTCGGAGTCGATGAAGCTGGTCGCGTCCTCGATCTCAGCCGAGACGATGGAGGCAAGCGTACCCTCGTCCATGCCGGTCTCTTCGGCTTCGGCCTCCCCCATCTCGCGAGCGTCGTCGTACATAAGCTATGACACTCCCTTGATGTTGCGGCGGACCGGACCGTCTTGCGCGTTGGTGTCGCGCGGCTTGCCGATAGCGAAGGTTTCC